GTCTTTCTTGATACCAAGAATCATTGGAAGCATCATAAACCCAGTCTACATTCTCCATAACACCCTTTACAAAAGCATTAGGAGCAGAAGGATCTGCTACAATATCGGCCGCAGTGGCAAGATGAAAATCACTTTGAACTTCCATAATACCTTCTTTATTAGGCTTTAGTGTGCCCATACCACGAGAAGATACACCCAGATTAGCGCCAGACTTGAGTAGACCTCTAGCAATATTACCCATTGGTGTATCGGTCAACTTAGCCTTACCAATGAAGTTATTACCATCTTTCTTAATCTCTGAAATAATATGTGAAACACGATCAAGATTGATTTGTGGGCCTGATGGATGCCCAAGCTCACCATATGCACGCTTATTCTTGATATGAGATTCAATATACTTATTTACCGCAGCTTCCATTACAGGGAGCTTGTAAATTCTACCATTCTTATTTGGTACTTCAGCTTGCATAAAGATGCCGCGGATATAATGGTCCTTGGTACCATCTTCCCTAGCTTCAGTAATATACTCGATTTCTTCGGTAAGTTCTGTGATGAGCTTCATCTTATCCTCTATAACCAGCTGGTGTTACTAGAACAGCAACATTTGCAGTCATCAGATCAGTTGGCGCTTTGGATACAAAAATATACTGATTAGCTGGTATTACAAACGATGCATATTGGGTTGCAGCATTACTATATAGATTGACTTGTGCAGCTGTTGTAGCAGCAACATAGACTATAGCAGAACCATTTATTGTATTCTGTGTTGTAAGTGATATAGAATTGCCCGTAGGCTTAATGATGTTCATACATTCCTACCTGTGTTAACATCTGCTGAGAAGTTAGGATACGTATTTCTTGGGGCACCCGACATATCAATGCCGCCAACATACGGTGCGGTTTGTTCTGCTTCTGGCTTTTTACCATTGCCATAAACCATGTAATCATGGACTGCCGAAACATTATCCTTAGCAACAGCAATCTTTGCTTGCACCCATGGCTCTACAATTTGATCATCTGACAACTGCATGACAAGATGAAGTGCTTTATTAGCAAGTGCACGTAGCTGAGTCTTTGCCATTTCAGCAGACTCATCGTCATCACCGCCAATCAATGGAACTGCTAGACTTTCATCTACGCTAGGTACCTTAGGTGCTTCAGTGCCGGCAACCTTGCCGCCCCACTTCTTCTTTAGTGCAAGTTCCCTACCAGACTTACGCTTATCATCATCCTTGGTCTTGCTTAGGTATGTATTAACCATACCAGTTGAAATTTCATCAACCTGCTCAACTTCTTCATTGCGCTGCTTAGCATAATATGCTGCTAGAGCCATCTGCTTGCGCTTCTCAGGAGACTTACCTGCAAACTTTTCATTATCAGACTTCTGGAAGTCCTTAATCACTTTACCAGCAGAGGTCTGCTTTGTGATAACTTCCTTGAGTGACTTCTTATTGCTTGAGTCACATGAAGACATTTCATGGACGGGACAATGAGTTCCTTCTGCAGTCATATTGCACGAAGCTGCTTCATTGACTTTCTTATCGTCCGGATTCTTATATCCGTGCTTAGCATCTTTAATTTGAGCATGCTTAACATTGGTGGCCTGGTAAATGTCATCACCATTACCTACACGATCTGCATGCTTCTCAGTCTTATGCTTCTTAACAAAATCCTGTTCTGCAGGCGCCTTAGGAGCATAATCTACACCAGGCTCATCGCCGGTTGAACCAGGAACTACCGTTGACTTCTTTACACCAGCTAGAATATCTTTAAGCGACCTTGCCATCTCATTCTTCCTCTGTTTCTATTTCTGTATCTTCATTGTCGGAATCAAAAGACGGGTTAAACATTCGTTGGGCGACCTCAATCTTCTTTGTGTTGATAGCGGTATCAACCCTTGAAGTAATAATATCATTAAATGCGTCGACAAACTCTATAGGCTTTTGATCAGAACTGAACTTAATCAAGTCTGCAAGTGTGTGCTGTATTTCTGCCATGGTCATCATCCTAAATGCTCAAATTATCTGTAATCTGTTTATTTTTTGAAAGCAACATTATTGCCGATCTATATTTAGACTCATCTTGAATAGATCGGTTTTCTGAGCCCTTCTCTTCCATTTGCTTCTTCACTAGCATGGCTTGCTTAAGTGCTTTAATCTTATCGTTGTCATTGTCATCAGGGGTTATTTGATCGGTGGTTTGATCGTCTTGAACCGGTTGATCACCATCACTCATACCACCAGCCCCTGGCAATTCCGGAGGTGCCCATTTAGGATCATTCTGTTCTTCTTCGATTGCTTTATCTTGTTCTTCAATGTCCTCATCGGACTGCCTCAAGATCTGCCTTCTAGCCCACTGATGTGAATAATACTTTCCTATTAGGCCACCTTGCTCAATAGTCATCATCAACTGTGCTCTATTCTGCATGATTTCTGCATCCTTGAGCTCGGTAAAGTAGTTATCACGAGCAAAATCATACTTGACTTCATTAACTATCTGCTGCCATTCCTCAATAGACATGATGCCCTTGAGGACCAACTGCTTCTCGAGAACTTGATTGAATAGAGCTGAAAACCTACCACGTATTCTAGTGATAAACTTGTAGAACTTTAGTTCATCTCTAGTGACTTCGGTAGCTCTACCGATTGAGAATAGCGCATCGGAATTCAATCTATTTACAGGAACATTCAACGTCTGATAAAGCTTTTTCTGAAAGTATAAGACATCGTCCATTTCACCAAGAGTCTGACCACCCGGGAGAGTAGTTACTTCAGTTCCACGGCCGCCTTCTCTCCTTGGGAGCCAGTAATCTTCAAGCATGGTCATAAACTTTCTATCGTCTCTGACCTCACCGGTAGAGGCATCATAGATCAATCTATTCTTATGCTTGACCATAATGTCACGTACGTATTGCTCTGCCTTCATCTTAGGTTACCAACATCGATATACCAGATGCGCCTTTCTGGTGCTCTAGCTAGTCGATAGATGATAAGTGAATCTTCAAGAGTTCTGAGCTGATTAAGAGGCTTAATAGCCTTATGAAGATATGAAAGTACCATTGTGCCTTGTGTATCTGTTAGTCCAGATGTTACATGCACAATAGAATCTTTAGCAATCTTCATACCTGCAGTGGATGGACCAACTACTTTATTGCCGTAATTAAAACCCTTATCATTGTATACATAGTATTCATTTTGAGTCTTAGGAATTACTGCTTCGCTGCCATCGGCACCACCTGGGGCTCTTTTCTTGCCAATTTCACGGACCTTTCTGATCTTACGTGGATCAACATATCGTAGCTCTAATAGACCGTCTTGCGGTGAATCTTTGCTTATAATAGCATGATAGTAAAGTCTACCGTCAATGTACCAGCGTCTATAAATTTCGTACCCACGCATGTTGAAGTCAAGAAGTTTTAATACAATATTAAATTCTTCTTGAATGGCTTTCTTTACTCTATTGGGAATATTTACATTATCAAGGTTAATATTTACTATATCTTCCTCGTCAATAGAGATTGATTCATTAATAATCTCGTCTACAGCCATATCTATTTCAGGCTGTAGTGACATCTCTCTATACTTAGTCACCAGTTCGGCTTCGGTCCTTACGGTACCGTCCAAGTCGATGTAAGTGCCGTATGCGCCGCCGGCCGCGACGACTAAGGCTCCGTCATCGGCCTCTTTCGGGGCAAATGACGGAGCCGGATCAAGTTGATCTTGTCTTTTAAACTCAAAACCAAACAATTTCATAATATTTACAGTCTATAATTCAATTGGATTAAAGTTCTACTGGGATCTGTGGATTATTTACTAGCGAATTAGCCTCAGCAATAGGTTCCCACCAATCGTAAGCAAATGTTACACCAAACGTCTGGATAGTATTAGTAGCTTCCCAATCAAGACCCATTTCATCCACATTTACTGGAAAGATGTTAACAAATCTATACGCCTTAATTACAACACCATTCTTTCCAAATTGCTGGACAACTGCTTCACCTTTATAACCTCCAGCAGCAGCGCTTTCATCTTTAACATTATCTGCTCTTCTATTTGAGACAATGGAATTAATTCCATTGTGCCAAGCTTCAAAAGCATTTCGTACTGTATAATCTTCATCATTCATAACGGTTACAGACCAATCTGAAAAAGTACGATCGCCTGCAACCTTTACTGTTCTACCAAAGTAAGGAACTGGTATTGAAGCTATGGATGATGCAGGAATTGAAGAAGCTCTGCAAACAAATCGGAATCGTCCAATTGCTTCGTCGGTCAGACCTGAAACATCAGGGAATGTCATACTAACATCAAAGAGGGTGGGGCGAGCCCCACCAAACTTTAAACCACTGGTTACAAAATCATTGATATTAAAAGCCATCAAAGTGACTCCTTATTTCTCTATTTTCTATTTATTAGAATCTACCAATGACGGTAGAGAATTCCACACCTGTTCTGACAGCCACAAAGTTGAGCTGAATGAAGTTAATCGAGCGAGCCGGCTTGATATAAATATCGCCCCAGAATTCGTTACGGTCAACTCTCTCAGGTGTGTTGTTGGTCGAGTCACAAACAACCAAGAAGTCTGTAATTCCTCTTCTGCCCTTTACTTCTCTGAGGAATGGAGTCACCAGATTCACAAACTGTGACCTTGTAAACTCGTCATTAAACTCAAAGAGTGAGAACTTAGCAGCTTGAGAGATGGACTTTTCTAGTGTGATGAAGAGTCTACGAACATTGATTCGATCAAATGCAGATGACTTCAATGTTGCTGTCTTATCCCCATAGAGAATAGTGCCCTGACCCGGAAATGAAACAACCGGGTTGATAGAATTCTTGTAGAGTAGATCTCTATCAGCCTGTGCTGGGTTAAACCTAAGCTTGATAATATTCTTGATCTGCCCGCGGTTGAAACCAGCAGGTGAGAACCATGAATCGTTTGTATTGTCAGTCCTTGCTGCAAGTCCTGCAATGTCTCCGTTCAATGGCACATAGCGGTACAAGTCATTGTACTTATCATACATGTACTTATAACCTGTATCAAGAACAGCATAACTAGAATCACGCACGCTAGATTTCCAAGTTACAAGAGCTGAAGCTTCATTGCCTGCATTACCCTGTACAATACCATCATCAGGCGAGATGAAGACAACGCAGTCCTTTCTGACATCAGCAATATTGTCAATCAAGTAGTTACCGAGCTGTGTATTAGAAGTTCCACCACGTGGCTTGCCAGCAAGTACCAATGAGATGTCAACCGCTTCTTTGGACTTAAACAAATCATAAGCGCTAGCAAGTGTTGCAACCGGTACTGCAGCTTCACCTAGGCCGTTGTCACCACCAACCAAATCAAGTGTTAGAGGCTTGACATTTGAAGAGCTAGTAATATTAGCAGCAGTATTGGATGCTGCAGCTGCTCTATCATTTGCCCACCAAACATACTTAGAGCCTTGATTGATTGCAGTCTTGTAATATAGTGTAGCACCTTCTGCGGTCTTGGCGTCAGTTCC